CGCGATAGCCCCTCGACCCTCTCTCTCTCGCCCGAAACTTGAAGCCCCTCTTCAAGGCCCGTTAGGCTTCACGTAGAAGGAAGGAACCATGCGGACAGGGAAGCCGGTCAAGCGGCGCGGCGGTGCCCGCGCCACAATCGACCCGACGACGACGCACACGATCGCCTACACGGACTACTTGCGGCAGTCGCTCGAGCAGCTCGAGCAGGCGACCCTCGACGCGAGCGAGGCGGGCAGCTGGCAGGCAGTAGGCTCGCTGAAGCTCCGCGCCCTCGACACACGGAAGCTGCTCAACGACGAGATCGCGAAGGCGTCGAGCCCCGACGACTCGATGAGCGACGAGCAGCTGCTCGGGATCATCGTGCAAGCGGTGGCCTCGATGCCGGCGCAGCATCTGGAGCGCCTCGAGGATGCGATCGACCTGCGGCGTGGCGGGAAGGTCGTGCGTCTCGCGGGTAGTGGCGCGTGAGTCTCTCGGCTCTCGCCTCCGCTACGCACGTCCTCGGCAAGCGGGCACACACGGACCCGCTCGCCTACTACCGGCCGACGCCACCTCAGCTCCGCTTCCTCCAGAGCTCATCGCAGATCAAGCTCTTCCGCGCCGGGAACCAGGCAGGAAAGACGTGGTGTGGTGTGGCCGACTGCATCTGGCGGTGCCTCGGATCGCATCCGTACACGCTCGTCAAGGCGGCGCCGATCGAAGCGTGGGTCGTCGTCGTGTCGTGGGAGCAAAGCCTCTCGATCCAGCAGAAGATTTGGAGTCTGCTACCGAAAGACAGTGTTGAAGAAGGCTGCACGTTCGTCCACGGGAAGGGCTTCGTCGGGCGCACGCCGATCATTCGGTTCCGCAACGGTTCAGTGCTGCGCATCCGTACAGTCAACCAGGGCGCGCTCGCGCTCGCTGGCGCGACGATCGACTACGTGCTGATCGATGAACCGCCGCCCGAAGCGATCTGGTCGGAGCTCGCGGCGCGCGTGCTGCGCCAGCGTGGACGGATCGCGATCACGATGACGCCGATCGGCCTCCCGCTCGGATGGTTGAAGAAGCTGGTGGAGCAGGGCGAGGTCGAGGACATCCACACGCCGCTCACGGTGGAGGCGACGACGCCGATCGGCGGGCGTCCGCTCCTCCACCAGCGCGACATAGACAAGCTCGAGGCGCAGGTGCTGCCGCAGGAGCGCGCCCAGCGCATCCACGGCGAGTGGGAGAGCGGGTGGGTCGAGGGCCGCGTGTTCTTGCAGTTCGATGCCGCGACGATGGTCCGAGACGAGGCGCCGGCTGGTGAAGCGCAGATCGGTATCGGCATCGACCACGGGAAGGAGAGCGGCGCGCAGACTGCCGTCATGGTGGCGATTACGCGGACGGCGGACAATGAGCCCCGGATCACGGTGCTGGATGTCGTGTCCTCCAACGGCATGACGACGCCCGAGGAGGACGCCGCGCAGATCCTCGCGATGATCAAGCGCGCCGGCCTGCGCTGGGAGCAGATCGACCGATGGGTAGGCGACCGCGCGGCGATCTCCCGTCGAGGTGGAGCAATCAAGAGCAACGCGCTGCTGGTCCAGGCGTTCGAAAAGGCGCTCAAGATCCCGATCGGATCGTGGCCGGCGCGGATCAACACCGCCTACAAGCCAGCCGGCTCGGTGTTTCACTCCTACCGGATCCTCCAAAGCGCCATGCTGCGCGGGGACTTCGTTGTCCATCCGAGGTGCAAGCGACTGATCGACGATCTCGGCAAGTTTGACGGGCGCGAAGCGTCTAACCACAAGCACACGCTCGACGCGCTAAGGTACGGCTGCGAGCTGATCACGCGCAGGGCCTACGCGCCCCAGCGCCTACGACTCGGATAAGGGGGCGCCATGCACTACTCCACGACTTCGACGCCAGCGCCTCCCGCTCCGGGCAACCCCGACGAGGCCCGCCGCGTTGAGCATACGCGGCACCGCTACGCGATGATGGAGGGGCGTTGGCTCCCGTTGCTGGAGGCCCGCCTCGAGCAGCAGATCGGATCTGTGCGCCGTGCAGCGTGGGGCATTGGTGACATTACTCAGTGCATGATGCGCACGACGAGCATCGAGCTCGCCACGCTCTACGACGCCGAGCCCGACGTGCGTCACTCGCAGATCGCGCCGAGCGCGAACCTCGATCGCCTGATCGGCTCCTCCGGGTCGATCGCTCGGAGCGGACTGTGGTCGCAGATGACGCGCTTCCAGGCGCTGACGATCGCTCTCCGAGAGATGTGGATGCGCGTCGAGGTCGTGGACGGGCGCATCGTCTACCGTCCCGTCCCGCCACACATGACGTTCGCGGAGGCCGACGCGGCGAAGCCGACTGTGCCCGTCGTGTTCGGGGAGCTGCGCCTCCGCTGGATCGCGGACAAGCACGTATGGACGTTCGACGTGTGGGACATCCGTGATCCCGAGTTCCCCACCTACCGGGTCTTCGAGGCGCTCGACGGGTGGAAGTTTGGGCGGAACTTGACCATGGAGCTCCACGGCGCGACCTACGACGGCGCCGACTACCCGGCAGCGTGGCGCCGCCAGAACGGGACGCCGGTCATTCCGGCGCAGCTGTACCATGCCAGCACCTACGGCGATCGGCTGTTCGATCCCTTCGCCAACATCGAGCTCTACGAGGCCACGCTGAACCTCGGCGTGCTGTACTCGTACCTCAACCATGCCATCCGAGACGCGAGTCACCCGCAGCGGTACGCTGTGGGCGTCCGGGTGGCGGGCATGGATGCGGTGGATCTCGGCTCCCGCGCGAGCCGCTCGGAGGTCACGACCGATCCCGCGACGATCCTCATGTTCGACCCGATCGGTGAGACGACGCAGCCGATGCTTGGACAATTCCTCGCCGGGTCGGACGTGTCGAAGCTGGAAGAAGTGATCTCTGCGATCGCCCACCGCGCCGCGACGGACGCCGGCCTCGCGCCCTCGGAGCTCCAGCGCACGTCGGGCTCTGCCCGTTCCGGGTACGCGATCAGTCTCTCGCAGGAGGGCAAGCGGGTCGCGCAGCGCCGGTACGTGATGCAGTTCCGCGCCGCCGACGAGGCGCTCGTCGGACTCTCGGCCATCCTGTTCAACCGCTGGGCGGAGGCCAACTCCGAGCCGACGAACTACCCGGAGGGCGGGTACTCGGTCCTGTACCGCGAGATCCCACTCTCTCCGCAGGAGATGGAGGCGAGGCGTAAGCACATTCTCGAGATGCGCGCTGCCGGTCTGATGAGCGACGTGGACGCGCTGCGCTTCTTCGGCTCGCTGAGCGAGCAGGATGCAGTCGCGCAGCTCGCGCAGATCCGCGCCATGCGCGGAGAGGCGGCGCCTCCCGCGGAAGAAGGACAAGAGACGCCGGAAGCGCCGCCCGCCGCCGACGTATCGCGCGAGCATGCCGAAGCGATGTCTGAGGCGGTCGATGAGCTCCGCGCTTCTGAGGAGGCGCTCGACGGACTGCTGGCTGGCAGCGTGACCGAGGACCAGCGGGACATCCTGCGCGCGGTGCTGGAGTCTCTGCGCGAGGCGCGCGGCTACCTCACGGGCGAGGATGTCGAGGCAGAGACGGAGCTCCCCGGAGAAGTCGAGAGCGAAGCCTCCGAGGAGGCGTAGTGCCGTTCGTCTCGGACGCACAGCGCGAGTACCTGCGGCGGAATGAGCCAGCGGTCTACCGCGAGTTCAAGAGGGCAGAGGAGCGCGGCGAGCTCGACCTACGCCCGCCGGCTACGGTGGCTGCGGCTGCTCGTCGTGGGCTTGAACTGCGCGCCGAGTACGGACGTGGCGGGACGGCTGTGGGTGTCGCCAGGGCGCGCGACCTCGGCAACCGACGCACGCTCACGATCGAGACGGTCAAGCGCATGCTCGCCTACTTCACGCGTCACGAGATCGACCTCGAGGCGCCCGCCGCGAAGCGCGGCAATCCCGGCTACCCGAGCGCCGGCTACATCGCGTGGCTCCTATGGGGCGGCGATGCTGGCCGAACGTGGGCGCGGAAGATCGTCAGACAGCAGGCGCGGATCGAAACCGCGCTTCAACGCAAGAAGGAGGCAGAATGAGCGCAGAAGAAGGAACGACGACTGTAGATGACGGCGGCGCGAATGCCCGCATCCGGCAGCTTGTCGCGCGCGTGAAGGAGCTCGAGTCCCGCGTGGGCGAGCTCCAGCCGCTCGCGGAGACTGCCGAGAAGTACCGCACGCAACTCGACGAGCAGAAGGCGATGTCGAAGGCCGAGCGCGAGGCGCTTCGCCTCGAGCGCGAGATCATGTCCGCTGGTGTCATGGACGCCGAGGGACTCGAGTACGTGCAGCACGCGTACTCCAAGCTGCCCGCCGAGGGCCGTCCCTCGATCTCGGAGTGGCTGGGCAACAAGGAGGCGCTTCCGAAGGCGGTGCGCGCGTACCTGTCGGACACTGCCGCGCCGACGACTACGACGGCAGCGCCGACGCCCGCACCTGCGCCCGCGCCCTCGACGGCACGCGCTGCGGTGGCGGCGGCGCCAGACGCTCCGCAGAGCTGGACGCCCGAGGCGATCGCGCGTCTGTCTCCGCAGGAGTTCAAGGCCAACCGCGAGGCGATCTTCGCGGCTTTGCGCGCGGGTTGACACCCGAGCGGGAGTATGTGTAGGCTGGCAGTGCGAGGCACTACCTCGCACGCGCTCGGGCCGAGCTCCCGTCATCAGCGATAGGCGCGGTCTAACCTCGATAATCTCAAGGAGGCCGCTACTATGGCCAACGAAGTCTACTACAGTGGTTTGTCTGGCAACGCCCGCGTTGCCGCTATTCTCAACCAGGCCGTGCTGATGAAGCTGACGGACACCGCCAGCCTGGTCAACCACCCGGCGATCGTGCAGCTCCGCGCCATGAACGGCTCCGGCTCCAGCGTCGTGCAGGTGCCTGTCGTGTCGTGGGGCGCCGACGCGATGGCGGCGGTCGCTGAGAACGCTTCGGTCTCCAACACCTCGCTCACCAGCACCAACGCGAACGTGACGATCGCTCGTCAGGCGCTTCGCCGCCAGATCAGCGACCTCGCGCAGCTGACCGCGACCGGCATCCCCATGGATGTCACGGTGGACAACCTCGCGTCGGACATGGTTCTCGCGTACAACAAGCGCGTCACGACCATGCTCACCGCGCTGTCCTCCGGGTTCTCGACCTCGGTCGGCTCGACGGGCGTGGACCTCTCGGTCTCCACCTTCTACAACGCTATCTTCGCCCTCCAGCTCCAGGCCAACGACGGACAGTTCGTGGCCGTGCTCCACAACCAGCAGATCAACGACCTCATGTCCTCGCTCCGCTCCGAGACTGGCCCCGGCCAGTACCTCCAGAGCGCTCAGGCGGGCGTCGAGGCGAAGGGCCCCGGCTTCAAGGGCTCCCTCTTCTCCGTGGACCTGTACGGATCGAACACCGTCCCGACGGCGAACGCCGGGGCAGACTTCCTCGGGATGATGTTCACGCGTGGCGCGATCGGCGTTGCGACCGGCACCGCCGCCCCGGTGATCGGCTCCACCACGACCGTGCCGCAGAGCCCGATTGTTGTCGAGTTTGAGCGTGACGCCAGCAATGGCAGCACGATCATCGTCGGCTCTGCCTTCGTCGGCGTGGCCGAGCTCGATGACCTGCGCGGCGTCGGCGTCCTCAGCGACTTCTGATCGCTGAACCACAAGCGCCCGTCTCGGTGGTTACTCTACCGGGCGGGCGCTTCTGCGTTCGCCTCACGAAGAAGGAGACAAGATGGCAGCGACTTTCGGCACCAGCGGGACCGGCAACTTCGCCGCGCAGCCCGCCTCTCGACCGCAGGCAATGAAGGAGCTCGTGCGCCTCGAGCCGCGTCCGGCATGGTGGTACATCCACCATCCTGCGCGGTGGACGTTCCGCGAGGGCGAGTGGGTGCCGTGGCTGTCGGTGCTGGCTGCTGACCCGGGCGTGTCCAACGTGGACAAGGACGGCAGCACGGACGCCGCCGAGGTGGCGAAGCGCCGCCGGGGATGGACCGTGATCCCGTGGGAGGCCGAGGCGGGCGGGTACTGCGTGGCCTACGATGGCGTGGCCGGTCTGGTCCACCTGTCGAAGTGGGAGATTCCTAAGGTCGTGGCGGGACAGACCCGAATTCAGTCCGACGAGGAGGGCTATTGGGCGTTCTGCAAGTCTCTCGTCGGGACGTACATCGACCTGCCAGATCCTGACTTCATCGGCGTGCAGATCGAGCGCCAGCAGAAGAAGGTGGATGAGTGGCGAGAGAAGGCGCCGAGCTCTCCGTTCCACCGCGATGCGCTCGCCGTCGAAGAGGCGCTGCTCGAGTCGATGATCTCCGCGAAGGAGCGCCTCTACAATCCTCCTGCTCCGGGTGAGGAGCCCGAGCCCGCGCCGAAGCCGAAGGTGCGTCGAGGCCGCGCATGAGCGGCGAGCGCGCAGGCTACCGCGAGGCGATGGAGCGCATGGCGCGTCAGCTGCGAGACGGCGGCATGCCCGCCGACAAGGCGCGGCAGACGGCGCAGGATGCGGCGAAGCGTCAGGATCAGCGGGAACGCGATAAGGGCCGGTAAGCACGGAGGTCGGGATGTCGCTCGCGGAGACTGTCTACACTGCGCGGTTCCGCTCGACGGAGACGATCGAGCGTGGACGCACGCAGGTACTGACCTGCCCGACTTCCCGTGCCGGCGCGACGGCTACCCCGACTGCCGGCACGTTCTCGCTCTACCGTCCCGATGGATCGGCGCTGGTGTCTGCACAGGCGGTGACCATCCCGCCGGCCTCGGTGGCGCAGTACACGCTCTCGGGCGCTACGACGAGCGCGGAGGCGCTCGGAGAGGGCTGGTTGTGTGAGTGGTCTTTGACCATGCCTGACGGGGTGTCCCACACCTTCCGCAACGACGCCGCGCTCTGCCGCAGAACCCTCTATGTATGCATCAGTCAAGACGACCTGACGATGAGGCACTCGGACCTTCCGGCGCTGCTCGGAGCCGCGACCTCGTACCAGCCGTACATCGACGAGGCTTTCTTCAGCATTTGCAGCCGCCTCGTAGCAGCGGGGCGTAGACCGTACCTCGTGATCCAGCCGAGCGCGCTTCGGGACTGCATGCTGCATCTGGCATTGCATCTAATTTTCCTCGATTATTCCACCAGCGCCGGGGACGGCGGGCGGTGGCAGGCGCTCGCGGAACACTACCGCGTGCAGTACGAGGCAGCGTGGGGACAACTCCGCTTCACGTATGACGAGGCCGACGAGAACACGGTGGACCCGTCGAAGAAGAAGAGCGCCTCGTCGCAGATCTGGACGAACGGACGCGGGTACTCTGCTACGGCTTGGTGGCGCTGATGGCGGCACGCACGATCCGGCAGCTGCGCGAGGACGTGACGACGCGCCTCCTCACGCTGACGGGGTGGAAAGAGTCGCGAGTGGCTCCCGATAACTTCGGGCGGGATGCTGACTCGCTCGCCCACAAGTGCTTCTCAGTGTCGCCCACGGAGACGACGGACCTCCGACAGTACCGGGGGCGTCCTGCCGAGGGAACGCTCGTAGAGACTGCGCTGGAGGTGCGGTATTCGTGGCGCCTCGCGCCCAAGAGCATGAGCGACACCTACGACGATGCCCTCGATGGAGAGCAGGCGCTGGTGAACAAGCTCATGGTGTTCGACGCGACGTGGCCGTCGTCCTACAAGTTCCAGCTCGTCACGACGACGCGCACGACGAATGACGCAGGAGAGTGGGTCACGGGCGTGATATCCTTCCGCGTCGTCCATACCCTTCCGCTCCAGTGAGGTAGACCATGGCCATCTCTTCCGTCGTCAAGAACTTCCGGGACGGCACCATCGTCATCAACGATGGCACGTCTCCCTCGCCGCTGACCCTGACCGTGCAGTTCGAGAGCGGCGATCTCTCGCTGTCCTCGGCCAACCAGGGCCAGTACGAGTACACGAAGTACCTCGACCGTGGGGAGCTCGGCTCGATCCGCAAGACGAACCGCATGTTCGCTACGGGATCGTTCTCCTGCCAGATGACCGATCTTGCGGACGCGACCGATCGCCTCATCTGGAACGCTGTGAACAAGGACGGTGCGTGGGCTTCGGCTGTCTCGACCCTCGGGGCGAACGCTGACCTCTACACGCTCCAGATCGTGATCACGATCGAGGGCACCAACTTCGGTGACGCCGCTGATCACGTCCTCACCATGAACAACTGCCGTTGCAGCATCGACTTCGCGGAAGGCGATCCCAACAGCTTCACCATCAACTTCGAGGTTCTGGGCGCCATCACGGCGACCTGATCCGACGTAGGTGGGGAAGCGCCCGTCGTGCTACGGTACGGCGGGCGCTGTTCGTTTTGCGCCGAGAAGGAGAAGGAAGATGGAAGTCACGATCAAGGGGAAGACTGTCACGCTCGCAGCACCTGCCTCGCACGCCGCGCGCACGAAGGCGTTGCTTGCACTCGCGCAGGATGGATGGCTCGGCATGGGCGCCGCGCTCGGTGTCTGTTGGCAGGGGCGTCCCGCGCTCAAGGCCACGCTCGCGGGGTGCAAGTGGGACGGCATGGCGTACGGTGCTGCGGTGCGTGACGAGCTCCACGCCGCCGGCGTCTCGGAGTCCGAGGTGGCTGAGGCTGCGTCGAAGGCGATCTCGCTGATCGTGGACTCCTACCCGCGCGAGGAGGCGGTACAGTCCCACGCGGATTTTACCGAGGGCCGGACGGAGGGCTCGACGCCGTAGCCCTCGAGATCGGGCTCACGTACTGCGGCGATCCGGACGCGTTCTACAGCTGGACCGTGGACCAGCAGGAGCGCGTGCTGGGATGGTGGCGGGCGAAGCACACGCCGCCGCCGAAGCGCGCAGCACGAGGCCCGCTCCAGCCGCGCCCGGGTGATACGGTGACGGCAGATGGCGCCTCGTTCTGGGGGCTCGGAGGCTGAATGGCGCGTGTCGTGTACGGATCCGGGAAGGTGACCGTAGCCGTAGACGGCACGCTGGAGAAGAGCCTACGCGCCGCGTTCAACGCCGCGTCAAAGGGACTCGCTACGGGCATCGAGGCGCTCGTGGATGAGGTGGCCGAGGATGCGCGCCAGGACTGGTATGATCAGGTGGACAAGCGATCGGGCGACTCACAGGAGAGCATCGAGACGGAGATGCGCCTCACGACCGACAAGGTGACGGGCGTCGTGTACGCGACCGAGAAGGCCACCTACATGATCAAGCGCCCGGGGCCGCTGTCGGTCCTCTCGACGCGGAAGCTCACCCAGCAGAGCGAGTACTTCGAGGTGCGCGACTACTACAGGAAGAACAAGGCGATGCCTCCAGGCTACCGCTTCGCGAAGCTCGACGAGAACGGCGATCCGGTGGGCGTGCGCGCTGTGCGCCCCAACCCGAAGGCCAGCGATGGAAAGTCCATGTGGCAGGAGAACGTGATCAAGCCCGGAAAGAAGCGCGCGCGCGATAGTATTCGGAGCATCCAGCGTGCCACGAAGGCGGCGCTAAAGGGAGGCCCGCGTGGCTGACATCAACCTGACCGTATCGGCCTCGCTGGCGAACCTCGAGGCGCAACTTGCATCCGTGCAGGGCATGACTGCCGACACGGCGAAGCTCATCGTCAAGGACTTGCAGGCGTCGATCAAGGCAGCGGAGAAGGCGTCGAAGGACAGCGCCGCTGCAACGAAGCGCGCGATGGAGCAGACCGCCGCCGCGTCGAAGAAGGCGGCAGACGCTGCCGGCGATGTGGGCGACAAGATCGGGAAGTTCGGAAGCAACGCCGGGAAGGTGGCGGGCGTCCTCGACCTCGTCGTGCCCGGGCTGGGTGGCGTAGCCCGAGGCGCTGCGGACATTGCGGACGGCTTCGAGATCGCGGCGATGGGTGGCACGCGCCTTCTCGCCATCCTCGGGCCTGTCGCAGCGGCAGTGGCGGCGGGCGCCGCTGCGTACCAGTACCTCGCGGCAGAACTGGAGAACGTCAACCAGAAGAACGAGGAGGCTGCGCGTCTCGCTGATGCTGCTATCGATCGCACAAAAGAACTGACACGCGTCACGCGCGATCTCGCAGACGAGGAAGCACTCGCAACCGGTATGACGACCGAGGAGGAGCTCGCCGTTCGCGACCGCACGGACGCGATCCGTGCGGCGTATCGAGAGCAGATCCAATACCTCGAGGCAAAGAAGCGAGAAGCTGCCGCCGCTGCTGCTGGAAAGGGGCTCAACACCGCAGAAGCCGAAGCTTATCGGAGGATTGATCGAGAGCTGACTGCACTCACCGAGAAGATGAACGATCAGATCTCCACGGCGGAAGGTCTGACGCGCGCACGGTTCGCAGGCATCCGAGCGGATCAGCGACAGGCCGACGCCGAGCGCCGCCTCGCGGAAGAGCAGCGCGCCGCCGAGGAGGCCGCACGGGCTGCGGAACAGGCCGAGCGTGAGCGCGAGCAATCGCGGGCTGCGTACACTCGGGCCGTGCTGGACTACGCGGCGGGCATGGAGCGCCTCACCGCGAACCAGTCCTCGTTCCTGTCGGAAGAGGAGAAGCTGCGCGCCTCCGGGGAGCAGCGCATCCAGCAGCTCCGCGAACTGACCCAGCAGGTGGAATACCTCGGACTGACCGAGTCCGAAGCCGCCGCAGCTCGTGCCGCCGGCGCTCAGGCGATCCTCGACGCCGAGGCCGATCTTCAGGCGCAGCTCGCACAGATCCGTCAGGCCGCGCGCGAGGAGGAGGCCGAGAAGGCGACGGAGGCCCGCGAGGCCGAAGCCGCTGCGGCGCTCGAGAACGCGCAACTCATCGCGCAGGGTATCGGCTCGGTCGGGCAGGGACTCGACGCGCTCGCCACCTCAAGCGCCGACTCTCTCGGGCGACTCCAGCAGCAGCTCGCGGATCAGAGCGAGATGCTCACCGCGAGCGAGAAGGCGGCACTACAGGAGCGCGTAGCCGCGCAGCGCAACGCTGCGATCCAGGCGTTCGAGGTTGCGAAGGCGGCGAAGCTCGCAGAGGCGATTATCAACACCGCCGCCGCAGTGACCGCGAGCCTCCCCAACCCGATCGCTGCTGCGGTGGCAGGTGCTGCGGGTGCTGCTCAGGTGGCGACCATCGCGGCACAGCAGCCGGCCTTCCACGCGGGAGGCATCGTCGGCGCGCCGCCCGACGAGGTGAATGCGCGCCTCGTGCGCGGGGAGGGCGTGCTGTCCCGCTCGGGGGTCAACGCGATCGGTGGGGAGCAGGCAGTGCGCGCAGCGAATGCCGGCATCCCGCAGACACCTCAACCTATGGTTATCGTTCAGCAATACAGGCACCGTGTCTACAACGACTTCATCAAACAGAACCTCAGAATGGGGTCGCCGTTGGCTGTCGAGATAAGGGGAGCGCGCACGGTAGGCATGCGGGAGGCACTCTGACATGGCGACGGCTCTGACGCGCACATACCTCCGCGGCCTCCTGATCCCTGATCCGCGCCTCACGTACGAGGGCGCCTACTCCTCGACGCTCTCGACCGCCACGCAGGCGGGACCGATGCCCGGGGAGGCGGTGGCCTCGCAGGACACGTATGCCACGCTGGTGGCGACGGGCGAGCAGAGCGGCACGACGGTGGAGGTGCAGACCCTCCGTGCCGGCATGCCGGGGCTCGAGGGCGCCGGCTTCGTGTGGCGTGACCA